AGGAGGAAGCTCCTGCTAGGGAGCAAAGGTTTATCAACTGCGCAGGTCACAAGGTTTATCAACGGTATGAACAACGCCGTTAACATGAGAGAAGCGTCACAAATCTCTTCTCAACATGTTGTGTTTTACGGTTGCGCGGAAGCGAAAATAGTTGTATTGTTCGTACCCTAAGAACGCGACATGACGCGACTCAATGTAACGGCGTCGTGGCGCGTCTCACCATCTAGATGGCCTGCGTTCTAAGGACGCGTGCCCGGGCGAGGACCCTCGCGAGGCGGATCCCGGGCGGTAAAGTAAAAGGAGCGCCTCCGCAGTTTGGCAGCCGGGGAGACGCTCGCAAGACGGTGCCCTTATCGGGCGCCCTGATTTTAACCCACCTGACGATGGTTGGCTAGTAGACCTATTCGCCGGCGCAGGTGGGTTGGAGGAGGGTTTCATATGGCAATGACACTTGCCGGCGCGCCGCCGCGAGGCGGCTCGCGCGGATACTCCGTCGTGGAGGTCCCATCCCTGGAAACGCCGTTCTGGTCGGTCGAGAAGACCGCCGCGGCGATAGGCATTAGCGCCGAGAACATCCGGCGCATGTGCCGAGACGGCCGCATCACCCACTGCACCAAGGTCGGGCAGCAATGGGCCATAAACCCGCGCCTCGAATGGCCGGAGCTCTTCGGCGGTGATGCGTGATGAGCGTCAAGATCAACTCTTTCGAAATCGAGAACGTAAAGCGCGTGAAGGCGGTCCAGCTGCAACCGAAGGAGGACGGGCTCACCGTCATCGGCGGCGGCAACTCACAGGGAAAGACGTCCGTCCTGGACGCGATCGCCTGGGCACTCGGCGGCGACCGCAAGCGCCCCACCAACGCCAAGCGCGAGGGCGCGGCGCGCGACCCGCGATTGAAGGTGGTCCTGAGCAACGGCATCGTGGTGGAGCGCCGCGGCAAGAACAGCGCACTTCATGTAATCGACCCCGAGGGCAACAAGAGCGGCCAGAAGCTCCTCGACGCCTTCGTGGGACAGCTCGCCCTGGACCTCCCGAAATTCATGGCCATGAACTCGCGCGAGAAGGCCGACGAGCTGTTGAAGGTCATCGGCATCGGAGAGGAGCTCGCGGCGCTCGAAGACGCGCAGGCGAAGCTTGAGGTCCGCCGCCTGGAGACCGGCCGCATCGCCCGCCAGAAGCGCGGCGCGGCGGAAGAGCTTCCCATGTTCGCCGATGCGCCCGACTCCGAGGTATCCGCATCCGAGCTCATCAAGGAACAGCAAGAGATCCTCGCGCGCAACGGCCAGAAGCAGCGCGACCGCGATAACGCAGCGGCCCTGGCTGCGGCGGCGGACAACGCCGACTCGGCGATGTTCCTTGCCCGCGACCGCGTGGAGCAGCTCCGCAGGCAGCTTGCTGATGCCGTTGCTGACTTCGAAAACAAGCAGGAGCAGGCGGAACAGGCCAACGAGCGCGCCCGCGAGGCGGAGAAGACATCGAGCCAGCTCGAAGACGAGTCCACCGCCGAGATCGAGGCTTCGATCGAGGGCATCGACCGCATCAACGAGCAGGTGCGTGCGAACATGCGCCGCGCTGCCGCCATCGCGGACGCCGACCAAATGGAGGCAGAGTACGACGACCTCGACGCTCAGGTGAACGCGATCCGCGAAAAGAAGCACGCCTTGCTCGAAGGCGCCGACCTTCCCCTTCCCGGGCTTTCCGTCGAAGACGGCGCGATCGTCTACAACGGCCAGCAGTGGGATTGCATGAGTTCTTCCGAGCAGCTGAAGGTTGCCACCGCGATCGTGCGGGCCGTGAAACCCGAATGCGGCTTCGTGCTCGTAGACAGGCTCGAGCAGATGGATCCGACGACCCTTTCCGAGTTCGGGGCCTGGGCCGAGGCGCAGGGGCTGCAGGTCATAGGCACGCGCGTGGCCGACGACGAAACGTGCACAATCGTGATCGAGGACGGCTATGTGACCAATAAGTCACAAGAAGCAGCTCAGGCACCCACCTTCAACTTCCCCGGCAAGGAGTAGGATCATGAACATCACCACTGGAAAACTCACGCGCGCGCAGAAGATCGTGCTGTACGGCCCCGAGGGCATCGGCAAGACTACCTTCGCCGCGGCTTCACCCGACCCGCTCTTCATCGACACCGAAATGGGCACCGCGCACCTGGACGTCAAGCGCATCGACCCGGCACCCGACAGCTGGTCCATGCTGCTGCGCTACGTGAAGGAGGTCATCACAGACCCGGGCGTGTGCTCCACGCTCGTCATTGACACTGCTGACTGGGCCGAGCGCCTCTGCTTCGACCACGTGCTTATGGAGAAAGACCTGAAGAGCATCGAGGATCCTGGCTTCGGCAAGGGTTACACCTACGTCCGAGAGGAGTTCGGCCGCCTGCTCGACCTTCTCTCCGACCTGGTCGACAAGGGCGTGAACGTGCTTGTGACCGCCCATGCGCAGATCCGCAAATTCGAATTGCCCGACGCCCTGGGCTCGTACGACCGCTGGGAGCTGAAGCTCTCGCGCCAATGCTCGCCGCTGCTCAAGGAGTGGGCCGATCTGCTCCTGTTCGCGAACTACAAGACGATCATCGTGAAACCGGACAAGCGCGACGGCGGGCACGCCAAGGCGCAGGGCGGCAAGCGCGTCATGTTCACGGCGCACACGCCCGCCTGGGACGCCAAGAACCGCTGCGGGCTGCCCGAGGAGCTGCCGCTCGACTTCACCGCAATCGCCCATGCCGTGCCCGACATGCACGCGCGCAAGGCCGCTGCGCCCGCGCCGACCAAGCAGGAGATCCGCATATCCGATTTGAAGTTCGAGGAGGTCACGGGGGAAGCCCCGCTCGCGCCGGCGCCCGCCGATCCGGCGCCTGCCGTGCCGGCCGACCCGGACCGCCCGAACCTGACGAAGCTGCGCAACCTGATGGCGGCCGACAACATCACTGATACCGACATGCAGGACTACTGCGCCGAGAAGGGCTACTGCACCGTCGAGACGTCCCTGGACGTGTACCCCGAGGATTTCGCGGGCTACCTCGTCTCCACCTGGGGCGACATCGTGACAGAGCTCGCCGTTCCTTTCAACTAAAGTTTAGGAGATAAAAAAATGGCTGACTACATTGACGAGGCCTACGACGATCTCGAAGTCGAGATCGGGGCCGAAGCTAATTCCGAGTACCCCGTGCTGCCGAAGGGCGTGTACGCCTTCTCCGTTGTCAAGATCGACCGCGAGCGTTTCGGCGGTAGCGAGAAGATGCCGCCTTGCTGGAACTGCATCGTGACCATCGAAGTCGATGCGAGTGACGTGGGCCTGGGCAAGGTGACCATGACCGAGAACCTGTACATGACCAAGAAGAAGAGCTGGAAGATCCGCGACTTCTTCGTGTGCATCGGGCTCGTAGACAAGAGCGCCGAGAGCTTCACGCCGCAGTGGAATAAGGCCATAGGCGAGGTTGGCGTAGTCGAGACGACCAACCACGAGTACAACGGCAACACCTACAACGACGTGAAGAAGTTCCTGGAACCAGCAAAGGGCGCGGAGATGCTGGCAAAGGCCATGAGCGAGCGCCAGCAGGCTCCGGCGCAAACGCCTCCGCCGACGGCCTTCAACTTCCCCGGGGTGTAAGCCATGGGCGCGCAGTTGAGGCCGTACCAGGCCGAGGCGCGCGATGCGATAGAGAAAGAGTGGGCGGACGGGCACCGTAGGACGCTGCTCGTCCTTCCCACCGGCACGGGCAAGACCATCGTCTTCGCGAGCGTCATCGCAGACCGCGTGGCGCTCGGAGACAAATGCCTCGTGCTCGCTCATCGCGGAGAGCTCCTCGACCAGGCGGCAGACAAGATACAGGCCGTGACCGGCATGGAATGCGCCTTGGAAAAGGCGGAATCGACGTGCCTGGGCACGTGGAACTTCGTGACCGTGGGATCCGTGCAGACGCTGATGCGAGACGCGCGGCTGAACTCTATCTCGCCCGACCGCTTCGGCACCATCGTGGTTGACGAGGCGCACCATGCGCTGAGCGATTCGTACCGCAAGGTGCTCGACCATTTCCCCGATGCCAACGTGCTCGGCGTGACCGCCACGCCCGACCGGGCCGACAGGCGCAACCTGGGCGCCGTCTTCGACAGCATGGCCTACGAGTACTCGATGCCGCAGGCAATACGCGACGGCTACCTGTGCCCCATCGAGGCGCAGACCATACCGCTCAAGCTCGACATCACCGGTGTCGGGCAGAGCAGCGGCGACTACTCGGCAAGGGAGCTCGGCACTGCGCTGGATCCATACCTGGACTCGATAGCCGACGAGATGATTGCTGCCGGGTGCATGGAACGACGCACCGTCGTCTTCCTGCCGCTCGTGGCCACTGCCAAGAAGTTCCGTGCGATACTACAGTCCAAGGGCTTTCGCGCGGCCGAGGTCGATGGCAACTCCGAAGATCGCGCGGAGGTGCTTTCCGCCTTCGACGAGGGAAAGTACGACGTGCTCTGCAACTCGATGCTGCTCACCGAGGGCTGGGATTGCCCCTCTGTCGATTGCATAGTCGTATTGCGTGCGACGCGCAGCCGCTCGCTCTACGCACAGATGGTCGGACGCGGCACGAGGCTTTCTCCTGAGACCGGCAAGGACCACCTTCTGCTTCTCGACTTCCTCTGGATGACGGACCGTCACGACCTGTGCAGACCCGCGCACCTGATAGCGGGTACGCCGGAGGTCGCCGAGGCCATGACCAAACACTTCGAGGAAGCGGGCGGGCCCGTCGATCTCCAAGAGTGCGAGGAAACCGCCGAATGCGACGTGATGCGCCAACGCGAGGAGAAACTCGCCGAAGAGCTCGCCGCGTGCCGCAAACGCAAGCGGCGCCTCGTGGATCCGCTTCAGTTCGAGATGTCGATAGCGGCCGAGGACCTTTCCGGCTATGTCCCGAACATCGGCTGGGAGGCGGCACCGGCATCGGATTCGCAGAAGGCCGCACTCGAACGCTACGGGATCTTCCCCGACGAGATCGAGTGCGCCGGCAAGGCTTCTCTTCTGCTCGACCGGCTGCGAAAGCGCCGGGACATGGGGCTTTCAACGCCAAAGCAGATCCGCCTTCTCGAAGGCCGTGGGTTCCTTCACGTGGGCACCTGGAGCAAACAGGAGGCCTCGAACATGATCTCTCGCATAAGCGCCAACGGATGGAGGATACCGCGCGGAGTGACGCCCGCGACCTTTGTCCCTGGCTTCTGACGACACCGACAGGCAACTTGATGGGGCGGGCGGAAACGTTCGCCCCGTCTTTAGATAGTAGGAGGAAGAATGAACGACAAGAGCCTTGTTCCCGACGCGCTGCAGGTTATAGACCCTTCCGCGCTCGAATACACCGAATGGCTCGAAGTGGGCATGGCGCTGCACGCCGAGGGCTACACCTGCGACATGTGGGACGCCTGGTCGAAGAGCGATTCCCGCTACAAGCCGGGCGAATGCTGGCGCAAGTGGGCAGGTTTCGGCCAGGGCGGCGGC